AGGGTTTTAAGTGTGGATTCCTCGGCAATTGCGAGGCCAGTCAGATTCGAGTCGATTTTGCTTGCCATTATAGGCCCCCAAAGTTAAGCGGTTTCATCGTAAATATAATCAACTTGGGCGGTGAACGCAAACCAGTCTTGTTCCGTGGGCATTTCCACGATCTTCGCATTGCGAAACCAAACGCCATTCAAGGAATGTTTACCCCGGAAAGCGTCGCGGGCGACTTCTGCCAGTTTGCGACCCTTGGAAATGGCCCCGGTTTCGGATACCGGGCAAAAGATTTGCACATAGCAAACCCCTTTGTTCGTGTACCGTTGCCCGTTCTCGCCATTCCTCAAAGTCGCTTGGGATTCGTTCGAGGTCTTTTGTGAAACACGCGCCCAGAATTTTGAACGGTCGGGGGTTGTCGCCTGCTCAATACCGGGCCAAGATACGGGGGGTACATAGCCCACAATAGCAGTCGCACCGGAATTCCAAGCCACGTTAAAAAGTCCGAAAATGTCATTCAAAGCCTGCTCGTAACTGGTCATTTATTCCCCGATACCTAAAATGTATAACACAACTTCGCCGTTCGGGGCGATTCGGTCAATGCTCAAAATAGAGCAGGTTTTGCCACCCCGAATAATCAAGTCTTGCAAGCTCGGGGCGGGTGCATCGCCTGCCAGATAGCCGACTTCGGAACTCGCGGGAACTTCGCCGCCCGGCAAGTAATGCAAAAATTCATTGTTTGCCCGGGTGTTCGGGAAGAATGCAATTTTCACCGAAGTGTCGGCAGTTGTCGGGGCCACCGGCTCCCAGGGCTTTGCAGGGTCGGGCGTTCCGTTGGTAATCTTGCGCAAGGTGCAAGCCTGCCCGTATTTGGAAAGCATTTTTTGCGCACTTAAAAGCTGCTTATCAAAAACCATGTCACACCCTCACAGTCCGAAATGTGAACGATTGCCCACATTGAGAAAATAGCGGGGCCAAAAGTGCATCAACTGAAGTCATATCGGGAACGGTCCCGCTGCCCTGGCTCGCATCGTATTTTGTCGTGAGCGGGCCGACGGTTTCCTCGGTGACAAACGGGCCTGTTTTTGTGGGCAGAATGGAAACACCCGCGAACTGCTCGCAAGCTAGGCGGCATTGCGCGTCCTTCAATTCCTTGGGGATCACATCGGAAGCTATTTCCACGCAATCGATATAAACGCCCTTCCGTGGCCATTGCAGGGCCTGTGTGAGCGGGCTTGTCTTGGTACCCTGGTATTGCGCCCGCTTACTCTCCAAGTAATCCATTGCGGAAATGAGCAAAGGCTCAATATCAGCATCGGCGGCAGGCAATGCCAACGCGCGGGCACTTGCGTAGGCTTTGGCCTCGGCAATGGTCACATAGGAATTTGCACCGTCAACAATCGTTCCATTTTCAATAACTAGACTCATTTATCATCCCACCTACAATCACAAAGTTTTTTGTTTTCCCATTCTGCATCGGTTTTGCATCCGAAAGCCTTTCGTGCTATCCAAGTGGACACGCCGTTATAAACTAGCGTATACCGAAGCCATGAGTAACCGATATACTTAATCCCGTTTCGCAACAAGTTGTTTGCCGTTTCAAAGCTAATATCAAAATCGTAGAACAAAATATCGTGCATGATGACAACGGCCTTTTCAAGTCGCGTACCCCAATGTGGAAATATAGGATCAACAACCACGCCACCCGAACGCCCATCGGTGACAAAGCCCTTTTTCCAACGCAAAACCAGCACACCCGAATCCGTGTAGACTTTTATCTCCCCGTCGCCGTTCATGCGATAAAGGCGAGGCCCAATCTCGGTGTATTTGTTAGGATCGCCTTTTGTTATATGTATGCGCATGACTTTTGGGTTCCTACTGGTATCCACGGGATTAGGGGAGGCGGGAGACAATGGACGCGGTGGATTGTCATGCGAACAATTTCCCGACTAATTCCGCGATAACTTCGTGCCCAGTCCTAGATGGGTGCAAATTATCGTACACAAGTCCTTTTGACGTGGCGACCGTAAACGATGGGCCAAAAACAGTTCTGCAATCGGCAAAACTGGAATTAGTTTGCTCCGATTTGCTTCTTTGGTAAAAAGCAACACGGTCCAGCGTTCCATCGGTAACTTTTGCATTATTGAACGGGAACGGTGAAATGCAAATAACATCGCAATTCACAGAATTTAATCCATTCACAAAAGTATTGATATTAGCCGTAATGGTCGCCTCTGCCGTACCAGTGCTAAGATCGTTAATGGTACAATACAAAACTACCAAATCAGGCGCAAACGTCTTCAGCATACCGTAATGATAAATACTAACACCATCCCCGAATATCATATCGGACATTTTTCCGCCACGGTATCCGGCATGAATAAGTATCGGAGCCGTATTAGCTTTTGAGTATGCAAGCACACCAAATATTTTTAACTCTCCAGCTCCAGAATTCGTGATTTTTATGTTCGATCCAGAGAATGCTAGTGGTAGCTTAAAGCACTGGGTACTCGCTTTAATGGAGCTACCTGTATAAACGACAGTGTCATCAACAAGAACAGAAAATGAATTTGTAGAGTTTGTTTTACCCTCTATGTAAAGTTCAATATCTGTGAATGACATCTCTGGAGTGAAAGAAAATGCGGTCGCGGAAGCTCCTGTGATAGAGAAAAAACCAGCTCCAAGTCCTGAACCGTTATACACTGAAAAGCTACCAAGCGCTACACGAGGATCGTACACGGCATAAGGAACGCTGTTAGCTGTATTTTTTTGGTCACCTACAAATGTTCCTGTCTGCCAATTAAGGCTCTTTGCCATCAAAACAGGGAACGCACCTTCTCGCGCAATTGGGTATGCAGTGATTCCGCTTGCGCCTTGCCCTGCCACATTACTATCTCCTACAAAAGCAATTCGTGGAGGGTTGTTTATGCGCTGTTTCGCGGCTGTGTAATTAGGTAGAGATCCTAATGTTTCAGGAGTTATTAAATTCCAGTAGCTGGATGTAGACTGCCATGTGTTTTTCACATCACCATCCCACACCATTGCCCCAGCAGGATACCCACTCGCCGCCGGAGCACCAGCAATCGGGCCGACATATGCAAAATCTTCCCCGGGCATGTCTATGAAGTGCTCAATCTGGCGGTCACAGAAGCGTTCTAGCAGGCGGTCGATCGGCACGGCTTAGATACTCCGTCCCGAAATTGCGGCGGTTGCTGCACCCGAAATAGACACTAGGCGAATGTTACGGATTGAAGGGTCCATCGCAATGCACTTAGTCGCGGTAATCGTTCCTTGCATCCAATCGATCCAATCGTTTTCGCCGGGGGTTGCAAAAAGGGAATACTGTAATTTTGCAGAACCGCCAGCAGCGGGCGTCACCTGCACACCGATATTCGAGTTTGCGACGTTGACGGCAACGGCGGGGCTAGTCGCGCCCGTCAATACAGAAATTTGTTCATAACTGGAAACGGACATAGCGACCTCTTAGGAATTGGCTTTCCAACCAGTTTCGGCGGGAATCAGGGGGGTTTGTGCAGGCTCTTGCACATTGTCAACCTTGGGCTTTCTGCCCCGCTTGGGCTTTTCCGCATCGTCACCTTGCGAACTTTCCACGACTTCGACCTGCTTGTAAAGGTCAGGTACCGCACCGGCAACGCCATCACAGGCTTCGGGAAATTCGGTCTTGATCGACGCATTGCGGAAAACCACATTACCCACAATTTCGGAGGCTTCGAGGCGTTCGGCTTCGGTGGGTACTGCGTCTTTGATGAAAAACAGAATCTTGGGCTTTGTCATTTTGTCAACTCCATTTGAAAATATCACCTAGCAGGTTTAGAACCTGTATTTCCGAAATCATAATTCGGCGTTCTGCCTTTGAACTATAAGGTGTAAAAATGCGGGGAATTCCACCCCGCTAATCGTTCAGTTACTTGCTGGTGATCAACACGCCAGCGCAGTCCTTCGTACTGGAGACAAATTTGTCCCAGTTGGTCGAAGTACCCAGGGCTGCATCGGTGGGGTGCGCCCCGCCGACGGTGGCATCCCAAGAGAAGCCCTTCACGCCGAAGTTGTGCGACCAGTTCGCAAGGTAGTTGCGCTGAATGTTCACCTGGGAAGAATCTTCGGTGATGACTGCGTCGAAGTCGTTGTTCTGGTTGACCATGATCGCACCGGGCACCAGGCCGAGGGTGTAATACTTGTCGGTGCCAGTGGTAACGCCATCCTCTTTGACCAGCGAAGGGCTATCGGTCATAACGATAATGCGGCCCGTGGGGTCCTGCTTCACATTCAGGGTGCCGTACTGGAACAGGTTCGCACTATTGCCCACATTGGCTTCCATGAAGTCGTGGGCAACGGAACTGTGCATAATCCAGGAAACGATAGCCGAGGAACGGTCGCCGAACTTGCGGGCACCCTTGACAAAATACTTCGCATCGAAGGTCGCAGCGGTACCATCGTAGATCAGCCCGGCAACGCCTTCCAGAGCCACGCGACAAGTCAGCAGGGAAATGTTCACCATGTCGTTGAAACTGGCTACGGCAAGCTGCTGACCGATGGTAGCGGCTGCGACGGCGGGGTCCATGGCAATCCAGCGGAAAGTCTCGGGAGTGAGGCTAATGGTCTTGGTCTTGGCACCACGCTTTACAGAGCGTTCGATGATCTGGGCAAGGGTCGCGGTCGAGTTGGTAGAAGTGCTGGAAGGGTCGCGGTTTGCGACAAGGTCAG